AAAGAAGATTTAATAAGACATATTTTATTTTTTAAAAAAAATTATAATAAAGAAAAATTAGAAGATTTATCAACATATGAATTGAAAAATATATTATATGATATTATAACTGCTAATTATAATATTTCTAAAAACACAAATAAAAATGTTTGTAATGATTTGAAGGTTATTCCCCAATTTCGCAATTATACTTGGTTAAATTCTTTTTTAATGGTTTTTTTATATAGTGAAAATGCGCGAAATATGTTAATTAAGACAAGTAAAAATTGGGATGTTAATGATAATTTTTTAAATATATTAAAAAATATTTTAAAAAAAGATTTGAATGACCCTTCTATTAAAACTGACCTTATTAAAATACAACCACAATTATTAATATCAAAATTTTTAAAAGAAAAGAATGTTAAAGATATCGATTTTGAAAAACATTTTATTATAAAATTTATTAAATATTTAAATTCTAAAACTCTTGATATTTATACTAACTTAGATATCGCCAAAAATACATTCCTAGGTTTAGATAAATATATATTATATCATATAAATGATAAAGGTATAATAGAAACGAAAATAGAAAATGAATTAAAACGTTTAGATATATATAACAAAAATGTTGAATTAATAAAAGATAATCATGATTTTATTATTATAAAAGATAATTATAAAATTGATAATGAAACAAAAGATATATATTATTTTATGTCAAATCCCGTTATTAAATTTGATTATCCATTTAAATATGAAGATATTATAACTATTAATGAAGTTCAATATAAATTAGATAGTTGTATTATTACTAATTTTGATAATAATGGATTAGAAAAACAATCCGTTGTAGGTATTACATGTAATGGCGAGAGATATATATATTATAATTGGCCAAAAAAATGCGTAAATTCTTTAATGAAATATGATTGGAATGTTAAAACAAATTGGGATTTAAAAAATCATGAAGAATTTAATTTGAATTTTAAGGAATGTAAGTTTAATTTTAAAACTAATCCAAAAGAATTATTATTTTCTTTTACGAAAGGAGAAAGAACTTTAATATATATTAGAATAATGGATAATGTTAAAAGTAGTTCTGTAAAGATAAAGAAGGATGTTTGTAATGATTTGAAAGTTATTCCTCAATATGTTGGTTCATGTTGGTTTAATTCCTTCCTTATGACTATTTTATATAGTGAAAATGCGCGAAAAATCATGATTAAGGCAAGTAAAACATGGGATAAAAATAATAAATTATTAAATATCTTCAAATATATTCTTAAAAAGAATTATAATGATCCATCAATTGCTAATTATTATACTAAGATACAACCACAATTAATATTATTCGAATTCTTAAAGAAACATGATGTAAAACTTGAACAAATTTTAAAAACAAAAATTAAGCAAAATATTACTAATTTTGGATGGAATAATTTATATTTTGCTAAATTTCTTAAATATATATATCCAAATTCAGTTGATATTTATTATGATTATAAAACTAATAGTAAAATTATTAATTTTGATAAAAATGTTGAAATGTATATTCAAAATGGAAAAACAAAAACTAAATATGATTATGTTAAACCAGATATTAATAAGGAAACAAAGGAAATATCAAAAATTATCAAAGATATTCCTGATTTCATTATATTATATCATTCTCAATTTGTTTCAAAAACTAATGTAGCATTCCAAGGAATTAATTACTTGAAAAATAAAAAAGAATTAGATGTATATAATTTAGATTATCATAAAATTAAAGAAGATGGTATTAAAGATTATAAAGATATCATAACTTTAAATGGTGTTAAATATAAATTAGATAGTTGTCTTATTGGTAATTTTGATGAAAATGCGAATGGACATTCAATAGTAGGTATTACCTGTAATGGTAATAGATATGTTTATAATGGTTGGATGATGAATACTATTGACCCTGCTATGAAAGATGTTGTTAAAAATGGTAATAAATTCCCTTGTTCATTAATGAAATATCACTGGGATTTAAATAAAGACGAAGAATTTTGCTTAAATCAAAAACAATGTAAATTAGATTTTGTAATTGATAAAAAAGATTTGTGTTTTTCTTTTGGTAAAGGTGAAAGAATATTAGTATATGTACGAATATTAGACGAAGAAATTAAAACGAGTGATTTAAAGAGTTTTAGAAGTAGTAAAGCAAAAATATCAAATATTAAAGAAATGATAAAGGATATATATGAAATAAATAATTTAACAAAAGATGAATTAATAAAACATATTATAGATATGTATCGTTTAAATAATGATCAAGTTCTATATCTTGGAAAAAAATCAATGGAAGAATTGAAAAAAATGGTATATGATAAATTAATTGAAAAATATAATTTATCTAAATCATTAACACCTAAAAAACCAATTAATGATCATAAGTCTCGCAAATTAGTTCATGATAAATATAAACCAGTAAAAGATTTAATTGAGAAAAATCCTGATAAAGAAAATAAATTAAAACAACAAGTAATATTATCTATGTATGTTCTTGAAAATTATTCTATGATTGATAAGATGCTTATATTTCATGGAATAGGAACTGGTAAAACATGTACAGGAATTAATATTTATGAGAAGATTGTAAATAAATATGAAAAGATGAAAGCATTAGTAATATTACCAGCAAGATTAAAAACAAATTTCATAGATGAATTAATTTCTGAAAATTGTGTTATGGATAAATATATATCTGTTAATGATAGAAATAAATATAAAGATGATAAAACTTCTAAAAAGGATAAAGATAATATTCGTAAAAAATTCATGAGTAAAATTAATGAAAATTATGAAATACTTTCATATGAGAGTTTGAGAAATAAATTAATGAAATCGAATGATGTAATAAAAACAATTGAAGAAATTACAAAAAATAGAATTGTAATAATTGATGAAATTCATAATTTAATTACAACAAGAATTAAAACTAATATTATTGATGATATCATTAAAAGTAAGAAGATTTCAAAAAATACGAAAATGATTAATGGCGTTATTATGCGACTTATGACAAGATTAGCTCATAATTCTTCTAAATTCTTCCTATTAACTGCTACACCTGTTTTTGATAATTATGGCCAATTTATAGAATTGGTTCTTAATTTATGTCCCGAAATTAAAGAAGTTGAATTAAATAGAAATATAGATGATTTAAAATTCTTAGTTGAAAAATTAAGAGGTAAGGTAAGTTATTATAAATTAAGTGATATTAGTGCCTATCCAGCAAGTAAAATTGATAATATAGAAATTCCATTAAGTAAAACACAAGATGATATTATTAGTGGGTTAAAATCTGGTTCTAATTCAAATGAAAATTCTAATATGTTTTGTATAACTGAAAGACAAATCTCAATTTCCGCATTTAGTTTAAAAGATGAAGATAAGGTTTTTTCAAATTTACAAGAATATGCTCCAAAATTAAAAAAATTATTTGAATTATTAGAATTAGATGGAAAACACGTTGTTTATTCAAATTTCATTAATTATTGTCTTGAATTAATTGCCTCTTATTTAAAAGAAAATGGTTGGAATAATTATATCGAAGATGGTATTAAGAAAAATAAGACATTCGTTTTATGGGATGCCTCATTAAATGATGATAATAAACAAGATGTTAAAAATGTTCTTAATTCTATTTCTAATATGGATGGTTCTAAAATTAAAGTTGTTTTAGGTTCTCCATCTATTAAAGAAGGTATTTCATTTAAACATATTCAACATCTTCACCAAATAGACCCCGTTTGGAATTCATCCGCAAAAACCCAAGTAGAAGGCCGTTGTATCCGCTATAAATCTCACGATGAAATTCCATTAAATCATCCTAAATTAAAAAGAGAAGTTATTATACATAATTATATATCAGTTGCTAAAAAAGGTGGAAATGTTCTTCAAACTTGTGATAGTAAAATTTATTATGATATTATTAAGAAAAAGGAGAAACTCATTTCAATTATTGAGAATATATTAATGAAGGTATCTATTGATTATTATTTATGGAAAGATGGTAAAATTCCAGATGGTTCATCATCAAAAATTTCATTATCAAAAGAAAAAGAAGAGATAGAAGGAATAATAGATAAGAAGAAGGTGAAAGAAAGAAAAGTTAAAAAAGGAAATAATTGTCCTAAAATTAGAAGACCAAAAGGAAATGAATGTTTAAATAAAGATTATCCATTTATGAGGATGAATGCGAAAGGTTTTGAATGTTGTTATAAGAAGGCTAAATAATTAAACATCTATTAAATGAAAGATTTTTAGAATTATCCTGAATATCTGTTATTAAATCTTGGGATTGTTCATAATATTTATAATTATTATGTATATATATATTTAATTTAAAATCTTGTGCTAATTCACTTAAATAACTGTCTATCTGCTGATTAATTGGAAATATCGTATCAGTTTTTAATATTTTTTTTATCGCTTTTTTATTAATAATATAAGCATTTGTTAAGAAAAATCTTTTAATTTTGAATAAATTCTTATTAATGATTTCTTTTACATAACAATATTTATTATTACTTAATAGATATATATCCCAATTATAAGGTAGTTGTGAAATACGATAATTAATCTCATTTATACTTATCATATTAAATATGGTATCATCTTCAAATATTAAAAATATATCTCCATCTGTATTTAATAATTTCTTCCATAAATAATAATGACTTAAAAAACATCCAACAGCATTAATATTAGTTAATTCATAATGATATTTCCTTTCTTTATTTCGAATACTATTTATTCCTATATTTCCAATCATATTATTAGATATAAGTGATTGAATATCTATTAAGGAACCATCGACCGCATTAAAAATTTCAAAAGGAATATTTAAATTATAATGTTTAGTGAAAAAATCTAATCTTTCTTTTCTTTTTTCAAGATTTATAACAAATACTTTTGATATCTTATTTATTTTAAATTTAGTTATGAGATATATTATAAATAAAATTATGAGAAAAAAAAATCATTCTTAACTTAATTTTAGAAAAAGATTTAATGTTTCCATTTATGTCCGCAACAAATACACGTATAATATTGGGTCATAGCTTCATCGCCACTTCTTGTTTGTAATTCATAATAAGTAATTTTATTCTGCTTACATTTACCACATTTAATAGCATCTGTCATCGCCGTTTGTTTAATCTCATAAGCTCCTTTAATCATTTTCTTCTGTTTTTCTATAATATCTTTCCAGATTTCAGGGAACATATCTTCTGCTGACATATAAGGAAGCTTATGTGGAAGGAATTCCCTATTTTTAAGACGTGTTATGAGTTTTTCATTTTTAATATATGAATTCTTATCTAAATTTGAATAAATAGAAATAGCAATATTTATATAAGTATCGGCAAATAAATCGCAATTCCAAGATAATGGGATTTTTAGAGAATTCGCATAATCAATAGAAGCATTAAATATTCCTATTTCAAGGTCTTTTGCTTCTAATTCTGATAATGGAAGTTCGGTTTGAAGAAGATTTACCAGCCGATTTCTAACTTCGTGTTTATTATTCATAGATAAATATAATAATTAATTTCTAAATCAATTTTTATTTAAAAAAAATGATTTTCATTTAAAGAAATAATTTATATATTAATTCAAGTCTCTTTATGTCTTCACCTATTGCCCCCAAGGATATTAATGTTAATAATTTCAAATACTCAGAGGTTAGAACACTTGCTTCTGGTGCGAAAGCTGTTTATATTAATTATGGTTCAAGTAAATTGAGAATTCAAACTCCTGTTATGTTTCTTCCTTATGGGGTTAGCGAGGGATTTGAAGCAGATAAGAAAGAGAAGAAGGATAAGAAATATAATTTGACACTTTCTTTCAAGGGTCAAGATGAAAATCCCAAGATTGAAGTTTTCCTGAATAAGATGAAAGATATTGAAGCGAAGATTATTAATGACGCATTTGATAACAGAGAACCGTGGTTTAAGGATGATTTTGATGGAAATAAGGCGTTTGTTTCTCGTCTGTTTTCACCAATTATTAAGATTGATAAAGATAAGAATACTGGAAAAATTATTGGAAAGTATCCGCCAACAGTTAATTTCAAACTTCCTTATGATAGTTTGAATGATAAGTTTAATTTCCAGAGTTTTAATATGGATGATAATGAAGTCATTGATTTTAGTGAAATTGCTGAAAAATTGAAAGGTGGTAAGGCGCAACTAATTGTAGAACTTAATAGTATCTGGTTTGCTGGTGGTAAGTTTGGATGTACATGGAAGCTTAACGCTGGTAAATTTAAATGTTCAGTTAATAATTCAATTAATTTCATTGAAGATAGTGATACTGAAAAGAATAAGGAAGATGATGAAGAAGAGGAAGAAGAAATTGATGTAGTTAATAAATTGGATGATACTAAAGTAGAAAATAGCGATGAAGATATTCATGAAGAAGAAGTAGTTAATACCCCTATTACTGAGAAGAAGAAAGGAAGAGGAGCTAAAAAATAAATAAAATAAGAGCTATTATAAAAGCCATAATTAATTTAGAAATAAATGTAGGTTTATTTTTTTCATTAAGAATAATCAATGGATTATTATTAAAAGATATAAAAATTGTTTGAAGAACTTGATATGATAATTGCGAAGAAAGAATTAAGAATAATAGGAAACCAATAATAGATGTTCTTAATTTCATAGAATAATAAAAATCTTCTTTTTTTTCTTCTTTCATATTTAATTATTCCATAATATATAAAATAAATTCGAATTATCTATTATTATTAATGGCGTTTCTATATCCGCTATCCAATTCGGCAGACTATTATAAAAATCGCTACTATATACCGATATAGCTTTCATAAATATACAACAGGCGAGGAAATTCGAATTACCATCCTCAAATAATCTAATAATCTCTTTCGCAAAATCATAATAAATATTATTATCATCTATATTTAAAAAATATTCATTTGTAGATGATGACATTACTTTAAAAAGATGAATAATACTTTTTATCTGTTTTGGAATTAATTTTAAAAACCATTCACTATTATTATAAAATCCCATTTTTTCTAATACTTGCGAAACATCCGTAAAAGCTTGATTAACTGATAACCAATCATTCTTATTCTTATGAGCCAAATTATTAAATTTTATAAATAAATTCAATTTTCTAATTATTTCTACGTCTATTGGCTTCTTCGTATATGGGTTCCAATTTCCATTTGTTTCAATGAAATATTTTAATTCTATTGCCTTAAAAAAATAAGTTGTTGAACCATCATTATATATAAACCTTTCATTCTTTTTCACTTCATTTATATTATCAAATGTAAATGGATCATTATCATTATTAATTTTCAATCCATCTCTATAAATGTGATTTCTTATTAAAAATTTTTCAATATTCCTCTTTATTATCTTCATTTTGTCTTCATGATTTTTAATAATCATATATGTATTATAATTGATTTTATATATATCATCCAATTTATAAGATGAATATAAATATATTAATATCTGTTTCTTATTTATAATTGTTGAAATAAGTTTCTTGAATATTAATTCCTTCGTTAATATTGGATTATCATATATATATTTGAAAATTCTATAAATATCATTTGTAGTTTTAATAGGTGATAATCCAATAGCATTATAAATAATCTCATAAATATAATTACGATTATTTATATGTAATTTACAATAATCATTTTTACATTTAAAATTACATGGAAAACATGAATTTATATGTCTATATTTACAAATCATCTCTAATTATATTAAATTATTATTGTTTATATTTCTTCCGGTATCAAAATACCAGCATTTATATAACTATAATAATTATATATTTTACCATTCAATTCCACATATTTAACCCCCTTCTTACTAACAACCCTTCCCTTATTTTTCCTTGGTAATTGAAATTTCCTATGTTTCATTATCTTAAAATCATCTTTTATATTTGACGTGAAAGATAAATCATTATTATCTACTCCTAATGCCCATGAATAACATTTATAATCATTCTCTAATGGTTTATTTTGATAAGAATTTATAATACAATCGAATGAACTCGCCTTTAACATCTTCAAGAATTGATTTACTATCGCCATCTTTTTATTAGCCATTAATAATATATGTTCATCCGTTGTAATTCCCTTATCTAATGTTTGTATTGAATAATCCTTCTCTAATTGTGTCTTCGTAAATCTCATGATATATCTATATACCACCACATTCCTATCTTTTAATGGAAGACTTTCATGAGAACATGAACGAATAGCACGACCTATAACCTGATCAATACGAATATTATTCCAATAAGGTTCTGTTATTAAAACCGCTCTTACATTTTTTAAGGATATACCCTCGGCACCACTCGCCGTAATACAGAATAATTTTACTAATTTTCCATATAATTGATTTAAATCATCTGGAAGTGCTTTAATAACTTCATTTGGAAGATTTTTAAAATCACCATTAAATAAATTCATTAGATATTTCGTCTTCTCTCTATCTTGGTCGAATATCACATATCTCTTATTATCATATCTCTCATCAAATATATCATCATCGGTTAAATAAAATTCACCATCCACCTTCTTTAAATCAACTTGTTTATATCCATTCATATTTAAGAATTCGGTGAATAATCCAAGACCTTCAACGGATCTAAATTGAGAATATACTAAACAACTTCCAGCAGTATTATTCATATCATCTAACATAGCTGAAAATTTTGGACTAAATTCCTTCTTCGTATTTTCATAAGTTAAATATTGTTTATCTAATAATTGCTGAATTGCTAATTTGAGTTTCGTCTCATATACTTCAAATGCTTTCGGTTCTTCCTTAATAATTATATCACTTTCTATACTTGCGTTAGAATTCGCATCTTCATCTATTTCTTTTTTAATCGCTTTTTTAATATCATTAGGATATACGCGCTCAATCTCTTCTGGAAATGCGAAATTACAAACCATACGACTAAAAGCACGATAAACAGAGCTCTTATCATCAAAAACGCCACCTTTCCCTTTCTTAGCATTATCCATCTTCCTTTCAATTGCTCTTACATCCGTATATTTCTTGAATTGTGTATCAGTCATATATAAATATCTCGTAATATCTTCTAATCTTTTGGGAAATAATTCACTACCACTAATACTATAATAACTTAATGTTCCAAGAACTCTACGCATAAATAAATCTTCATTTTTAGTTTTTGGATTTTCCTCATCGCTAAAATCAAGAAATGTTGAATTAAATTCATCACGTGTATTTGGAAGTGCCGAATAAATATTCATATCAGGTTTTGTCTTTATTTTTAAAGATTTGGATATTTGTTCTATTGCCTTCTTTTCATCTATTCCCCAAATTTTCTTACTTATCAAATTCGTCTCCTTATCTCTCTTATAACCTCTTGGAAGAAGTGATAGAAGAATTTTAGAATTTTCTTGGTCTATCCCAAATTCATCTATGATATCCATTAAACCATCATTTTCCATCTGTTTTATAAACCCTTGTTCCGTCATCTTCGTAAATGGAAATTCATAAACATTCATATAACCTCTTATGAGATTTACAACAGTTGATATCTCATATGGATTATTAATTATAGGAGTTCCTGATAGAAGAATGATACGACAATCTTTCGCATTCATTAATCTTATATATATATCTCTTGCTAATTTACTACCATTCACAATTCTACTTGAAAAATTATGAACCTCATCTATAATTACGAATGAATTATCAAAAGGAGATGTTCCAAGAGTTTTTATGAGATTTGCCGTTAATCCATTATAACTAATGAATGTATATCGATTTCTTATAATATGGGAAATCATTTGACTTATCATTGGTTTATCATCTAATGTTGGTTTTTCTTTCATAATCGTAGCATTAGGAATATCATTTTCATATAATGGTATCCAAACTAATCCATCTTTTTTAATTATTGCTTTATCAATCGCATATTTTTGAAGAAGAATATCCATCGCCTGTTTATTAGTCTTAACAACTTTCACTAAAAACCAATCCTTTTTAAGATTAAGACCAATAGAACTTATCTTTAATATCTCATTTTCATAATTAACAGCTAATGAAGCGGGACTTAAAACAAACATCTTCTTCTTATTTATATATCCTTCGGCGGCGGCAATTGAAGCTCCTGATTTACCTGAGCCTAATTCGTGATATAAAAGAGCACCTCTAAATGGACTATCTATTTGAATATAATCTTTTATAAGTCTTTGTTGAGGAAATAGAGATATTGATTTATCGGCTACATCGCAAACCTCATTTTTACATTCACACTCCATTTTGCTCTTCTGTTGATATTTCTCAGGTCTAAAATTCTTAAAGATGTTTTCTCCATATCCTATACGATTTGGAAGCATCCATTTCATGTCTGTATGTGCTTCTTCTTCTGGTAGAATTGGTTTATCTTCTATATCTTCTTCATTAATTAAATCATATATTTTCATACCTATTTTAGAGAATTCTAATGCTGTTATCTTCTCATTTTTAATCGCTTCTATTTCAATTTCATAATTTTCTTCTTTAAGAATGTCATTAATTGAAAATGATTTATTAGATACGAATGATTTTGGATTAGCATTATTATAATCCCTGACGATAGTTAAATCAATTCTATAATTCTTAGAAATAAATGAAATTCGCTTCTTATATCTAAAACCTTTTAAAGAACGAGATAATATAGATAATAATGATTTAATTAAATCTTTGTCATCAACTGCTCTCTCTTCTTTTAAATTTAATTTAAGATTATGAGATTTTATTTGAAGAGGTTTATAATCATTAATTTTCTGTTTTACTAAAAATTCCTTAATCATATCATTGGAAATTTTATTAGTCGTTGAATATTTAGAAATTTGATTATCATCGATTGTTATACGATAATTAATCTTCTTATTTTCAAATATGATATCTAATGTCGTAGCTTCTACTATTTTTAATTTCTGTTTTTTATAATATTCAATAACTTTATTGAACTTATCTTTTGTAATCTTCGCATCATACTTAAATTCTAATTCATAATCATCTCTTTCTTTAAATATTTTTAGAATTTCTTCTATTTTTGATAATATTTTAGTATCCATCTTATTAATAATAACATAAATTATTTAAGTTTTAGAGGAATATTTATTAATATGATTGAAATAATTATTGATAATAGAGAACGGAATTTATATAAAAATATTTGTGAAAGAGATTTAGACATTTATAAAGATGATATTAATATTCAAAATAAACAATTAGATATTGGTGATATTCAAATAATTATTGATGGATATTTATATATATTTGAAAGAAAAACAACGAATGATTTATTAGCTTCTATTAATGATGGTCGTTATAGAGAACAAAAGGCACGATTAAAGGCATCTAATGCTCGTTCTATTACTTATATAATTGAAGGTGATAATATTATTTCAAGTAAGATTAAAAATCAAAATCAAAAGAAATTAACAAGTGCTTATTATAATACGATATATAGAGATAAAATTAATGTTTTATTTATGAAAGATGTTGAAGAAACCGCAACCTTTCTATTATTATTAGCTGTTAAAATGATTGAAAAACCAGAGAATTTCACAGGAATTATAGAAGAAAAAGAATATATAGATGTATGTAAAATTAAGACAGAAAAGAAGATGAATATTGATAAAGATAATTGTTATTTACTTCAATTAAGTCAAATTCCTTCAATATCAAAGGAAATTGCTAAAAAAATTAAAGAAGAATTCCCGAATTTAATGGAATTAATGATGAATTTGAAAGAAAATGGTGAAGGAATTTTAACGAAAATTGATGGAATTGGAAAAACAAAAGCAAGAATTATTTATGAATATTTAATTTAACTATTTTACCATTTTTCAATTTAATCTTAATTTCAAATTTAACATTTAAATATTCCATCAAATTCAATATTTCTTTTTTTATATCATTTGCTCTTAATCCGCGATATGATATATTTATTTTTTCTAAATAATAATAACCTGATTGACAATATCTACCATCTTTAATAATATGCTTATATAATGAAATTTCTTTTAATTTTTTTGCTGTGAATTCTATTAAAATTCTATCAAGTATTGCTTTATAAGCCAATGGAACTTCTTTATTATCAATAGACGCATATAAAATTTGCGAATGAGTTAAATCAATACTTAATAATTCCTCTTTTTTAATTTCATATTCTTTAATCATTATGAATATTTTTTTATTCATGATTTCAAATTTATATTCATTTAAATCATATTCTTCGCCATTTATTATTAATTTATTATCAATATTATCGCAATTATGTTCATTCAAATCATATTCAATCATTTAGACTAATAATTTAATTAGAATATTTTAAATCATTTTTTTGTCCAAACTTCATAAAAATTATAAAAGCAAGGTTGAAAACCTCCTTCCTTTCTATAAACATTATTAAAATTATATCTTCTAAATTCTTCATCAATAAAATTCTTATGATTTATATCGTAAAAATCATTCTCAATTATTATTGTTTCTATATTATCTAAAAATGTAGGTTCATCTTTTAAAATATAAAATAAAGCACCTTCGCAATCAGCAACTAAAACATTAAATAACATATTATATTTTTTTTTCAAATCAAACCATGATATAATATTTACTAATTTCCAATTATTTGGAATAGTTTCATTATATATTAATTGTTTTGTTATCCATTTATTTTGAATTAATGGATGATTAGATATTGCCGAACTTTCAATTTTAAAATTTAAAGAATTTATATTTCTATTTTCTTCTAATTTACATACACTTTCCGGATCTGATTCAACTACTAATAATTTACTACTATCATTTAATAATTTGCCAATTACACATGAATTTCTTCCAATATTTCCACCAATTTCTAATACACAATCATTTGGTTTAATATACATTACTGACATTAATTGCTCTGGATATTCATCATATTTATCACCATGATTAATTATTAATTGTTTATGAATATTTGATAATATTTGTTCAGCCATTACTAATAATAAAAATAATATATTTCTTTAAATATAATGACAACTCCAATATCAGGAATAATTAAATTTTCAGATTTAAGAAATGTTTTTAATAAAGATGGTTTAAATCTCAATATTAAATTAAGTGATTATTATAATGATAGTAGCACTAATTATACATCTGGTATATCTGGAATTCCAAAAAAAGGAAATCAAATTAAATTAAGTCATTTTATAATAAAACTAAAATTATTAATCTTCCTATAACATCTGGATTATATGCGAGATATACCGGCGATGGTCCATTTACTAAAAATGGTAATAATATAACACAATGGAATGATATATCTGGGTTAAATAGACATATAACGACATATAGAGGAGCGCCAACACAAATTAGTATTTCAAAAGGTTTATATGGGACTATTGGTTCAACTTCATTTAATGTTGTTAATGGAACTACTACTGATGGTTTTCAATTACCATTTTCACTACCACAGAATAATAATCTTTCTGTTAGTTCATATACAATTGCTTATATAGCAAGATATGTTGGAGATAAAAATAATATTACGGGAAATAATCGTATTTTTGATTCAACTGCGAGTGTTGGTAATCACATTTGGGGATTTCATGGAAATGTTGCTGGAAGGTCTCATAATGCTAATTATGGCTGGAGAACATATACCTTTAATAAACAATCAGACCCTAATTATTGGATTATAGGAGTTGAAACGGAATTAAGTAGTAGATTTAATGGAATTGATTGGACTATAATTAATCAAAGACCAACGGATGGATATAATTTTCCAAAAAAATCAACTACTACACCTACTTTTAGTATTAATTACGGAGCTTATTCGGGTGATGGAAATTCGAATGAATGTAGTAATTGGCAAGTAGCCGAATTAATTTTTTATGATAGAGAATTATCATTAAGTGAAAGAATTAGTGTAGAGAATTTCTTAGCATTAAAATACAGTCATATGAGCTTTTCTAATGTAGTATCATCATTAAATGATTATAAATTATTAACAAATAATACTGGCGTATATAGTGGATGGTATAATGTTTGGAATGGTATTCAATATGCTTATTATAATTCATTATGGAATGGATACGGAATAGGACAATTTATAACTGTTGATAATTTAGCATATTTTGGAATATTATTTTATAATAGTAGTCAAAATCCTTATGGTGGTTATTCAAATAGAAATAATTATTATGTGAATTATACTATTACAACTCCTTCTAATGTAGGTAAAATTCATATCTTATGCGGTGGCGGTGGAGGCGGTGGTGGTTCTGGTTATATTGGAGGTGGTGGTGGTGCCGGTGGTATGTGTTATATCTATAATACTACAAATTTATCTAATTCAAATTTTAATCTTGTAGTTGGTAATATCGGTCGTGCTGGTAAATATTTTAATCAATGGGGTCCAGCATGTGGTGGAGATACATCTGTTTCATGGACTGTTAATAATGTAAATTATTCGATGATTGGTTATGGTGGTGATCAGGGTCCCGATTATAGTGGTAATGGCGCAAGTGGTGGTTCTTATACTATTACTAATGCTAATAGTGGTGGAACTACTGGCGGTGGCGCAGGTGGTTCAGGTATATATAGTTATCCTTCATTACCGCCTGGTGGTGCTATATATCAGCCATCAAATGAAATATTAAATTATACAGGAAGCAAAACGACTAATTTATGGAATATAGCATATGCTTTTGGTGTGAGGTCTTTTAATATAGCATCGTGGTGGGGAGGTAATACAACAGGAAATGGTGGTAATGGAGCAGGAAGTGGCGGAGGTTATGCGAGAGACCCAACAGAAGGAGGCGGAGGATGGGTATTATTTATATATGACAATAATTAAAAAATGTAATAATAATAATTATTCCAGATTTTTTTAAATTGCTCCAAATTTTCTATTTG